AATAAATCCTGAACGCCTAAACGATACTCGTTTGAAAGATCTGTTATCTGAGACTCATCTTGGATCTTCTTTTCTTTTTCATAGAAATCAAGAGCAATACCCGTTGCTACCTTAGTGAAGTCTACAGCTGCACCTAATGCCGCTGATGATGCAGCAGGTGACGCCTGAACGGTAAACCTTTGTCCGCCGACTTCTGCTGTTTGTTGTATACCGCTTTTATACTGTGGCACCCTCATTAGCCTACACCCCCACCTGCTTGCGCAGCCTGCGCGCTCATCTGCAACAGACTGCTACCAGCGTTAATGTATCCAGCAAGTCTTGCTTGACGGCCATACATTCTGTTTAGCTGTCCCTGCATGCGCTCTTGCGTAGCGGATTCTTCTGTTTGTTGTTTGCCAACCTTTGCATTGTAACGGCGGATTGCAATCTCTTCGTCGGCTTCTGCAGCATTAGCAAGCGCAACCTTTAGTGGTGTGCCGCTACCAGCAACAAAGCCATTATATCTAAACGCCTGCGTTGTTGCCGCCTGAAGGTCTTGGAAATCATCCTTAAACTTCTCAATCTCAAGCTCGTTTGCGTAAACAAGCTGCTCGCCTTGTTGCTCTGCAACCTGAGCATTGCGCTCATTAATAGCTGCATTATATTTGTAAGCAGCTGCCTGTTGATTGCCCTGTGCGATCTGGGCTAGTGGAATCATAAATGCCATTAGCGCACCCACGCAACGCGGATATAATCAGAACCGTCTGGCCCGTATTTCCTCATCACGCCCTCTTCCTCAAAACCCATATAATGTACAAACCTTGCCGCCTCTTCCCAGTTTACTGAAACCGCGCCCTGAACGCGGCGCATACCAAGGTCGTTAAATACAGACAGCATAGCACCTTTTGCGTGTCTAATAAAATCACTTCTGTGTTTGTGCAGCTTTACGCTGCCCAGCATCCAAGTATCAGCCACACCATCCCACATAGGCAACAACCCACAACACATCACAATATCGTCACCGCAGACCACAGTGTATGAATAACTTGCTTTCTCAAGCTCTGACTTGTAAGCGTCCATACCAAAGGTGCTGGATGGTGCGCCCCTGTTAAAGCCCTCCGCAAGTATCTCATCTAAGTGACGTGCGCTATAACTTATCAGCTTCATCTGTCGTATGTCTGTATCCTTGGGAAGATACCTAGAACCGTAAGTGGTAGTGGTTGCGATTGGCGCACCACAATAAATCCATCGGTATCAAACCCGCCACTAAACTCAATATCTTTGTCGCCAGTAAACAACGGCACCGCAGAACTCATAGGCGTTGCAGAACTGCGGAATGGGATGCGATCAAGGTTGTCTGTCGCGTCACCAACCTCAACACCAACAGACCTATACAGCCGCAGCGTAAGATCCCTGATCCGCTTTGTCTTGCCCTGCGCACTGCCCTGCTTAGATCCAGCATCAAGGCGCATTGTCTGCAACGTGCTTGTATAGCCCAGACCAATATGCACAACTTCCGCTTCACGATCTAAGTTGATGGTGCCTGAGCTTACAGTTACATCTGGGTGGGCAGAACCATCGGCAATCACAGAGACAGTCTCGCCCTCAAGATGATCCAAGCCTGAGATCTGCGTAACAGCAGACCCATCATAGGTAAGGCCAGAGTCTACAAAGAAAGCGTCTAGGATATTGCTGCCGAAGTCGAAGAAGTTAAACAACTCAATATATCTTTTTGTTGCGCCATTGATGGTACGCTTTACAACCACATAGACATCATCCTCGTCGATACTGCCAGGGATAGTAGCCACACTTTCAACGTGGGCAAAGTTATCGCCACCAAAGCTACCGCCAAGACTGTGGCTGTGGAAGGCCACAACATTTTCTTCACGCCTATAGGTCATGCCCACAAACGTACCGTCATTCAGCACAATCCAAACAACGTTGTCTGGTTCTTGCTGCAGCGCAATCTCTTTGATGCCAGACTCGGTGATATGCTCGGCCAAGATTGTCATATCTGGGGCTACATAACTGTCTGTGTCGAAGTTGTAGACAAGCTCCCTGATCTTGCGCCTTGCACGCTGGACAAACAAGGCCACGTTGCCAATGGTAACTGGCTGGATGTTTGCAGAGCCATAGCTCGCCTGCCTCTTCACCACAGCGTTGGTTGGGCTAATCGGTGCGTCTTCACCAGCGCGCATCACAAACTCACCACCAGACGTGCCAATGATCAGCGCCCTAGCAGATGTAAGATAGCGTATTACATTTACTTGGTTAGAACCGATTGTGTAGGTAAGTGCATCGTCTGCATCAATACCACTGGCAAAGTCTGTGAAATCACCACCAACAGAGAAGAATAATGTCTGTGGTTGGGTTGCCGTACCACCAAACACAAGGCGCTGTTCAAAGAATGTTACCGTTGTTGGGTAGCCTGTTGTCTCTGAGAAGGCACCAAGCTCAAAGGAATCATCGGCAATAAGATCGCCAGTGACTGTGATGCTTGATCCAGCGGATTGGTCGGCCACATCCACAGAAGGTGCAAACAAAACTGTATCTTCAGTTACCTGAACAATCAGTTTGCCGCTGCCGTTGTTTGCCGCCGCAGCTCCGCTGATAGTTACCTTCATGCCGACCTCAAAGCCAGCACTCACAAATCCACCAGCAGTGTCCTGCATACGGTCGTTATGCTCTAGGCCAGTTGCGTCTGGGTCGCCTTCGTGGAAACTAATTGTGCTTGCTGTGTAGCTGGGCATCAACTCTGTGCGAAGATCCTCGTTCTGCTGAACTGTCGCTGTGACGCTTGTAGAACTAGAAAATGCTGTAATCTTTGCGTAGCCATCGTGAAGCTTTACAAANCTGCCAACNTCTGTGGATACGAATGTTGCATCACTTGCTGTGATTGTTATGCTTCCTGTACGCCCACTTGCNGTNAGNGTNGTGNNNGTGGTGTTGGGATCCTGCATNGGGCCACGACGAAAGTCNACCTCAGTCAGTGTCCAAGCAGTGTGGCTGGTTCTTGTGATCTGTCGCGGCGCATGATTCGGATGCACTATGTACATAACGTCAGCAGACTGGGCAAAGCGTATGTCTGCAAGCTCTGTGTGTAGGTATGGTGTGGCCACCTCTACTGGGCTGCCTCCAGACACCACAGTGCCGCCATCCTTGTGGATGCGAAAATACTGATCGCCAAACTCAAGAATGTACGTCTGGGTTACGTTAAATTCAAAAGGTATAAGCCTGCAGTTATCTGCGCTGTCCTTGACCTCGCGCACAAAGATTGTGCCTGGTCTACGCGCAGCGCCGCCGTGCGGATGCACAAAGAAGTTGTTAAGGGTCTTGCAACCGTTGAAATACTTGCTGATGTCTGTGCGGCCATCAAGACGCGGACTAAGCTCACCAGCCGTGAAGTTTGTAAATGATGGTGAGGCTTGAACCATTAGAACCTCGATTTAATAAAGGTATTCGATTCTATGCTTCCTGCATCAGCGACATTAACAATAGCACCAGGCATACCTTCGGTGGCATCAACAAAGCGCGCCTCAGATAGCTTCTTATCGTAAAGAGCAATCATGTTTGCAGCCAATGCTGTGGAGCCAATGATTGGGTAGGCAACATCTGCGGCCAGTGCTGCGGCTAATGTTTCTGTAAGCGATAGGTCATACTGTGCAGGGTCAGTAATCCTCGCCACATAAGTTAGGTTTACGGTGTCTTCGTTGCAGAGGATCTTGCGACCCTCTACACGAAAGATTGTGTCGCTATCGTCGATATTAAGAACGCGCAAGCAGTATGGATCTGTTGGTAATGTAAATTGTTTACCAAACTCGAACGCAGGCTCTGCTGTGTCTGGTGCAAGAATAACGCGCCTGATCAAGCAATTCCAAGGATGGGATCGGAATACTGAATCACGCACATATTCGTAGCGTTGGTTGAGGATACGCGCAGCTTTGCTGTCCTCGGTCAAGGCTATGATGTTTGAAGCACCAATCTGATTCAGCGCGCTGTTACAAATATCTACAATAGATGACATTAGTGTATCGCCATATCTAGGCTCTCAGGCATGAGAGATTGTTCACCAACTTCAAGNATACCATTTTCTAGGAACTCTTGGCAAAAGAAGTCAGCAGAATCAGGATCTTCAAAACCTTCAATGCAAATCATTACGCTATGTGTGCCGTCATCATGACCCACCACAAGAAGCTTAAACACGGCATCGTCTGGGATAATTTCGTACACGTCCATAGCAGACTCCTGTATCTGGGGTTGTGAAGGGGCGGCGTAAACCGCCCCTAGCACATTTTAGTCTACAACGTAGAACATAACCAGCTCAATCGTGCCTGTTGCGGCAGCGTTGAGCGCAGTTACAGTAACAACATATTCGTTGTTCTTTTCTTCTTGGTCGATGTCCACTTCGGTGTTGGCACCAAGGGCAAGCGTTGCAGCAACATCTGCGCGGCCAGCTGAGGTGGTGTCAGTTTCACCAAGGAACTCATCTGCGTCTGCAGCTACTGAAGAACCAGCAGCATTTACATAAGCAGCGTGACCAACTGAGATGTCGGTGCTTGCGCCCAAAGCATCAAAATACACATAGCCGTGTACAATGCGTGCCTTGTTTGGAAGAGCAAACATCTCAATTACGTCATTAGCAGCAAGCGAAGAAGCTTCGTAGACGCCACGGGCGACACGAAGACTACCAGCCAGCTGGTTTGCCTTTACGAACTCAGAAGGATCATCCTGAGTCAGATCAGTGCGTACATCAGAATATACGGTAGCCATAACTCATCTCTCCTTATGATTCGTCGCAGTCGATCTGAACGACCTTCTCTTCTTCCATACGGGTAGCACCGAAGGTGGCGCAGTAGTATACCTGTGTGGAGAAAGATTTATCGGAACGTTCTTCGATGCGAGCCATTACATCCTTGCCTACTGCAAGCTTAATGCCATCCTCGGCCCAAGCAAAGCATGTGCGGATGTTGCCAACTTTGCCAAGACGTGTGGTGGAAATAAACTTAAAGCCAAGGAACGTNTCAATNTCACCCTGAACCAGAGCCTTCACAGTGTTGAAGTCTGCGCTTGTAACAGTTGTGCTGTTCAAGAGAGACTCAATCTGATCTGGGCCTACGGCAATGTAGCGTGGGATTGATGGATCAACAGACTGAAGGTCTAGCTTCTTCTTTGCTTCAATCAGTTTTGGAAGCGTGAGGTCGGTGCCCCCGTCCGCAATCTGGTTTGCTGCAAGGAAAGAAGTGCTGGTTGCGCCAGACTTACCAGTCTTTGCTGTGCCAGTGGCAGAAGCAATAATGGCATCGTCCATTGCACGGCCCATAGCAGCAGCCGCAGCGCGAGCATAGGTGCTTGTTGGGTCGATCAGCATGCGAACCTTATCGGCATCGTCGATCAGGTCTGCCCACTCGTAGGTATCCATAGTTACCATACGGCGTGAGTGTGGGGTATCCACCAAGGGAGTATCCCCGTGGCGAGAAGTACGTTTGACTGCAGCAGCTTGGCCAACTTGGTCGAAGAAAGCCTTTTCGCCTGTAACAGACTCCTCAGAAACAGAACCCCTTAGAAGGGAACCCATCTGCTGAGAAAGCAGCTGTACGTTAGACGAAAACTGCTGGACAAACGCGGTGTTTACTTGTGTAGACATAACGTCATCCTTTCATTTTCAATACAGATTTTTGGGATCGCTACCCGACGAGTCGGACGAAGGGGGGTATTTTTGCAGGGTCTGATTAGCTATCAGATTGTCCTGACTTAACTACGCTTAAGTCTGCCTTTCGGGAGCGACCGCGACGAGGCTTCTCAGCCTCGCCATCACTCTTGTCGATTGGCTTAACGCACCAGCGTAATAGATTGTCCGCAAATTGTAGCGGATTTTGTGACACTTGTGGAGACCCTAATTCTAAAACAAGACGTAATATCTCAAGTTTAAACTCACGATCTTCCATTATTCACCTGTCATCATTTGCCGATACTTCAGTGCTTCATTTACATACCACTGACGTTCTGGGTGTCTTGGATCCCAGTAAGGGCTGTTTGGCGCTGTAAGGTCATCCAAACGTTGCTTGGCTTCGTCTGGTGTCATGCCAATGCTGGTCTTAGGTCCAGCAAAAGAATCTTCACCAGTACGGTCACGCAAAAACTCGCCAATACGCACAAGCATGCGTACTGCATCTGGGTTGTCACCAAGGCGTGTGCCGTCAGCAAGCTCAATCTCACTCAGCTCTTCCGCACCAAACTCCGCAAGAACTGAACTGCCAAGCTGCATGCGATCATCAAATGCACTACCAAATTCACGCTTTAGCTCCATTTCTGCCTGTGAAATGCGAGTCTCGACATCTTGGCCAACCTGCGACATCTGCTGGCCAGTCAACTGATTGTACTCATCAAACACAACCTGAGCCTGCTGTGGTGTTAGGCCAGCTTTGTGGGCGACCTGCTTGTACCAATTCAGCGTGCCATCATCCATTACGTTGGTATCTCCAACGGTGGATGTATCCAGCTCATAGCCATTTGGATCTTCTGGTCGGCCAAGTCTGGTATATACTTCATTCCAATCGTCGGCTGTGGCGTGCTTGCCTGGTATAGCAACCTTATCAGCACCAATCATTTGCTGTGCATGCACATAAGACTTAGCCAATGCGCCCACATCAGTAATGTGTCTTAGGCTCGTATGGTCACGAACCTCTGCTGGGATTGAATCCCGCCAGTCACCGAATCCTTGAGTCTCCTCAACAGACTGGGTTGCCTCTGCTGAGACCTCAGCTACCTGCTCTTCACTCATCATTTATATCCTCTGGGGTTGGTAAATCCTGCAACATATGCTGCAGGAACAGCACCACGGTTCTTTGTCCTTCGCGGTAGGCTGTCTCGTTTGGATCTACAGAAAATGTAGAAGCCATAATATGGAAGCGTGCTTGTAAATCCTTGAGGACGATCTCGCCATCTTTGGATGAAAACAGCGTTTTATACGCCGCCCTTAGATCTTGTGGGGTCATATTTGATTAACAGCCTTTACTGCTGGTGCTGCATCGCCTGCCGCTTGAGCAATCATCTGTGCTTCCTGCATCTGCTGCATAGCGTTCTGCTGCTCAACTCGTTCTTGGCGTATGTTAAATATCTCTTCCTCGCCGCGTACCACGCTGGCTGGGACAGAAAGCGCACGAATAATGTGCTGGACAAGACCATCTGTATCCAGATAGTCGGCAACACCCTGATCAAGCTGCATTAGCGGCGCAACCATTTCAATCAACTGCATCGCAGACTGCACATTGCCCTGACGCTGTGCCTTAGCCAACGGCGATACATACTCAATCTCAATGCTTGAATCAGCCATAAAATCAGGCGCTGCATCAAATGCACGCTGCTTTACCAGTAGATTGTAGCAACGTTCAATCATTGGCTGGAGAAGCTCTGCCTGTAGTCGGCCAAGGACAGGTCCAAGCAAGCGCATCTTCTCTTCAGTACGCTGGACAACCTCGGTGGCTGTCATCTGCGGGCCTTGGCTAAGGATTAGCTGGTCAACGTAGAAGGCAGATCTGATTGCGCCACGGCGCTGCTCTTCCATATTCAGGCCCAGTGGGTTGTTTGCGCCGATGTTTAGTGGCTCAAGCCTGTCTCGCGTACCACTTCTGTAGAAGTTAAGACCGCCAGGGACAGTCCTGATGGGTAGCATAAAGCCGTCATCTGGCACCAGAAGGGGTGGGTCTACCTGCTTTTGTGCCGCCCTGATTGTCGTTTCTGACATTTTATTCAACATCTTAATGTCAGGAAGTGCAGTCATAGCTGGTGAACGGCCATAACCAATCTCAAAACTAGCCTTCAAGAAGCGCGGTGCCATATATGGTAGCTCATCAAAGCCACTTTCTGACAACACAATCTTCTCGCTAGGCTCAATATAGACACTAGCAAACGGCTTATTCTCTTTCGTAACCTTGGTAATGTCACGCTCGGTTCTTGGGTAGACAGCATGCACCAGCGTTACCTCATCATAGGGCTTTCCCTCGTAACGCTTAATTAGCTTTTCTGTCATCTTATCTGCGCCAAAGCGCTGGATCACAGCCCTAGCTGGCATCTTCATCTTGCGGAATACCGTATCCACACGACCCTTCTCATCTTCGGAAAGGTAGCACTCACCGATATGGCGCGTGCTGAATCTGATCATCGTGTCTGGGTCTTCTTCCACATACATTACGCCAGTACCAAACGTAATTAGGTCGTGGTAAAGCTCGTGTATTTGCTCTTGAAAATTGGAACTGTGGAACGCCTGATACATCACATCAGTCACGCTTTCGAGCCACTCCTTAGCTTCGTCGTTGCTATCAAGCGCACGATCCTTAAAGCGTAACGTAAACCACTGCAGTGATGCGTTGGTCAGCATGCCGTGAAGGGAAGCAGACAAAAGCTCTGCGGCGTGGATCGCAGTACCATCAAAGATTAACTCTGTACGCTTATCACCAGCTGTACGCTTCTTTGTGATGTCTGCTTTGCGCGGAACCACATAGTCAGCAATCTCTTGCCAATGTGATTCCCAGTTATAACGTTGCGCTTCTAATGTTTGGAAACGCTTAAGAAGCTTTACAGCTAAATCATCTGCCATATTATTGCCCTAAAAGGCCCTTCTTTTCTGTGGTTGCATCTGAAGAGATTAATGACTTTGGGCCTTCCCTACGCCGTCTTTTTGGTGTTGTCATTGGTGTGCGTCTTGGCCTCATTGCAGGCTTTTGTTCCGCATCAGGCGTTGATTCAGCCGCCTTAATTTTCTTCGTAGCAAGCGCCTTGCCTAGTGTTGATGCTGGTTCAGCGGTAACTGGTTCAGCAGTAACTGGCGCTGGAGCAGGCGTTGGGGCATCTGGCAGCCTATCACGAAATGCCCTCATCACTGCCGTAAGGTTTGGCTTTGTTTTTTGAGACTCACTAAGCTGCTCATCTGTAGGGAAGTCTGATTTATAGAGACCCGTACCCGTACTATTTGTAACTTTAAAGTTTGGACTTCTAGCCATAAACGCAAATGCGGCAGGAAGGTCGCCAGGGTTTGCTGCTGACAAGGTTTTGCTTCCCATAGCTTACTGCCCTAACAATGTCTTCTTTTCGACAGGGGCGCCGCCAAGTACGCCACCAGAACCAGTCATAATGGTGCGTGTACGTCTGCGCTTCTTACCAGCAGATGCTTGGCCAGGATCCTCCTGAGAAACACCACCACCATAAACGGCAGATCTTGGTGTGCGTGGGTCTGGTTCTGCAGCAACGGGCGCGGCTGGCGCAGCTGGTGCTGCTTTAGGTTTTGCTGCTGGGGCAGGTGTAGGAGCAGGTGCTGGCCTTGGTGCTGGCGCAGGCTTCGGCCTCTTTGGTTCAATACCTAAAACGTCATCTGCTACTTTTGCTACTGGGCCACCCATATCTCATCTCCATTTATGTGGAAGCGCAAATACAGCACAACCATCGTCATCCAACTTAGCGCCCATTCGTAGCGCCATATCCTTGTAATCAGTCTCTACTGATACACTCTCAAACCCTAAGCACCATAACACTGTAGATATGTGATCTACAAGTTTTCTTGTAAAAAACCGACCACGATACTCGTCCAATATGGCAGCATGCATGACCAA